GCTGGTGCAACCGCTTAATGCTATCAGCAACACCATTAGGCAAATCAGCCTTAGCACAACTGTCTTGTGCCAGTATTGATGTAATTTCATTCTTGGCCACCTCCACTTTATTCCGCAGCTCATTTGCAATTTTTTGGCTTTTTTCGACCGCTTGTCGCTCTTGCTCTAAGCTATCGGTTAGCCGTTGATTGGCTTTTTGCTGCTGCTCAATGGTTTGGGCTTGTGTTTGGTTTTCGGCTCTTAAGCCATCAATCTGCTTGGACTGATGCAAAACCCAGCCGCACAGCCCTAAAATCAAAATGACGGCAACGAGATAAATATATTTGCTCATTTATGCCGCCATTAATCTTTGATAGTAGTTCGTACGTTGTGATAGCCCGTGAGTACCGCCGTTAATCAACTTGGTTACTTTCAACACATCGCTACCGTAATTTGCCAACTTGCGGCTTTGCCAATACCACACGGCAACCTGCACGCAAAGAGCAAGGTTATTCGTGATTTGGTCAGGGCTGGTAACTAAACTTGGTAATCCCTCCCATTTAGCAAACTCGATATAATTTGCCTTACCGGTAATTTGAATTAAACCACGCCCACGATATTTCCAACCGTCTCCGCTTTGTTCATTGCCGTTTCCCATACGGTTCGCATATACTCGGTTAGCAATAGCACGCTTATCTCGAGCATAAAGTACGACATTGTGTTGGGTAAAATATTTCGGAAATGTGGCTAATAATGCCGTAGCGGAATAATTCAAATTCTCTTCAAAGGTTTTATAACCGGCACACTCTACGCCACATTGAGCCAAAAACATTGCTTGCTGCTCTTTCGTCTTGCAACCGGCTTTTTCAATGTGTTTGGCAATTCCGGCATAAATTCCGTCAATCGCATTGGGGAACACTTGTTTAAATTTTCTTTCGCTAATTAACATATATCCACCGTTACTTATTCATCACTTTTTCGGTTAAAGCCGACATCATTTACTTCGATTTTTTTACGAATTAAGGCAAATAAAAATTCACGGATTTTCTCAGCTCCCACAAACCCAATCATTCCACCTGCAAAGGTAGATAAACTTTCGCCAACGCCAAAGTGGGTTAATAGCGACATACAAGAAAGCGTTAACGCTCCACAAATTGCACCATCAAGAAATCGCTGGCGATAAGTGCTTTTTTGTTGTAAAAACCACGCCCTGAGCATAGACATAAAAAAAGCCATTACAAATCCTGTAATGGCATTATAATTTTGCTGAATGTATGCACTAATTACCAGCCATACATTCGGATCTTTATCCGGCATCTTCATACTCCACCCCACTATCTCGGGGTAATAAAAAAGCCCCAAACATTTCTGCTCAGGGCTGTAAAATTCTAACCTGGTAAACATCATTTATACTACGTCCACCATTAGCACAAAATATATATCTAATGGGCACTAAAATCAAGGGTTAAATTGATATTTTTTTAATTTATTCGCAGAATGACTAGATGAAATCTTGCTTTCAAGAATATCTGCAATAATTCTTTCCGCTTTTTTGCATTTTTCTTGAATAATTTCTTTCCAACGTCTTTCTTTTCTACCCTCGCTGTCCCTTAGTTGATAATAAATAGCGATTTGCCGCTCCGAACGCCCGAACCAGTATTTTTGTTTGAGTATATCAGCTAACATTACGTCTCTTTTGGTGACTACCGTAAAAATCTCATTGATCAGCGTGCCGAGGCTATCGTTACAAACCTCTCTAGATGAAAGACTTTTAACCCCCTCCGCAGATTTCATCAGCCGGTAAATCATATTTACCCGACTTTCTAAATCCAATCCGCCAAATTCCCACGCCCCCCATAACCTTAGCAACTCTTCGATCCATTTCTGCTTTTCAGGCTCTAACCACTTGTTTTTAATTTTTCTAGGTAACACGCTCAAGCTCCTTGCACTTCGCTTTATAGACTTTGATTAAATCTTTGATTTGTTCGATAGTAAGTTTTAATGGTGGGTGGTCTTTACGCTCTAAAAATTCCACACGCTCAAGCCCGATTTTCTCAATCAGATTTACTCGATAATTCACAATATTGCCGTGTAGATGGTTATTACACACAGAGCATTGGCGATGTACGTTATCCTCATTAAATCGCAATTCCGGATTGCCACCGACCGTTTTATAATGCCCTGCGTGCCATTGCCCTTGATGATGGCGACCACACGAAATACAAGGTAAATCTTTATCTCTTAAACGGATAAACTTATTAAAAATATTTTGTAAGTCTTTCAACCAAGCAGAACGGCTTTTCAGTTTTTCTAATCTCTGCTTGCGCTCTTTACGCTCTGCCTTATCCGCCTGTTTACGTTTAGTCTCTGTCTTACGTTTACCCATTGCCATTGCACACTTTACCGAACAGACCTGCTGTGTGCTTTGGAATTTGATGTAATAACCGCCGCACTCTTTGCATTTGTGTTGCTTAGGTGGCTTATTAGCCATTCCAACCTCCTTTGTCTCTTTTATCAAACCACTCAATAAAAACTCATTTTAATTTCCTGTAATTACACCAAATTAAAAATACGAATAAAGCTGATTGATAATGTTTTCATCATTACATCCTTTAAACACTGTTGCCATTGCGGCATTAGTAATTGCCACGTACAACTCACGACGTTTCACGTCATCTTCTAATTCTTTATAAGAAATTGACTTCGGTACTAGTTTAAATTCATTTGGATTACTCAAACTGAACACCATTTCACAATGTCCAGCTTGAACCAGTAAATCCTTACGAAACTCATCAAACTGTGTCTTTTCATTCGAGAATTTCTGCAAACCGTTTTCTGCACACCAGTGTTCAAAACAAAATTTGAAAAAAGAGAACATCTTGCGGTGTAGCACCGGATTGATTTTTAAGTTAATTTCTACATCATAAAGCTCGTGATTTTTAAGTGCTTTTAAGCTCTCTTCGTCCGCTTCACTTGCCGGAGATAACACTCCACCCGGCAATTTCATCATTTGATATTTAGCCATCTAAACCATCCCAGCCTTCGTTATCCTTCATAACCGCCCAGTTCCTTAATCTTATCCAGCGGCATTTGACGGGTAACTATTCCCTCCACAAACGGATCAAACACCGCCACCATCGAGCCTTTGTTGTTGCCTTTCACTTCCTCGCCTGTGAGCGGATTAATAAAATTAATACGCCCACCGATAATGTCGATCACCTCACTGGCATTTTCTTGGATAACCTGATACCAACGGGTAGATTTATCTGCCGGCAAAAGCATTACTACGATATGACCGGCTTTTTTCAGCTCTGCCGCCCGTTGTACAAACGGCAGTGGGTTGCTGTATGGCGGATTCACGAAAATACGCAGTAATTCGCCCCAATCTGCCACACATTCCAAGATCACATCGAGCAAGTTATCTGCCAAGAAATCCTCGGCAATCTGACCACTTAATGTATCTTCATCTAAACCTTCCGCCGCTTTGCCAATCCAGTAGCTATACAATGCGTTTTTGCCGTTAGAACAACCGTCAATGTGAAACCACGCATAGCGATGATTTAGCCAATTACGCAAATACTTTGGCGTTTGGTAACTATCTCTGTCAAAATCTGTCATTGTCTAATCCTTACGAAAATGTCGGTACTTTTAGCCGGTCGATACACTCAACGGCGTTTTTAATTTCTTGGCTGATAACCATCGGCAAATCTCGCTCAAGTGGTCGCTTGTTTTTGGTGTTTATGGTGGCGTGGTACATCACTAAATTGCGTTTATTGCTGAAATCCAACGACTTAAACGGATTGCCACTTAGTGATTTCTGAAACAAGACTTTAACTTCCTCCACCGTTGGCATAATCAAGCGTTTTTCTAGCTCTGCTGTTGCTACCCACTTGCCATTTACGCAAACCGGCTTGCCATTGCTCGCCCAAGCGGTCGATTTTGGCAAATAATCCGCAAAATTCGATTGGCGGAAAATCGTTTTCGGGCAGAGGTATTCACGCATTTTGCCGTCTCGCCCCCATTTGGCGACAAGGTAATCCACCACTTGGCAACAGTCCGCCACCGAACTTTCCCGAATCCGTGCAGCAATGTTTTTTGCCCACGGCTTGAGCGAATACCCCACAGGCTTACGCTCGCCAAGCTGTACCGCCAATGTTGCCAAAGCCGAATTGAGATAATTCAACACAACTTCTGCAGGAGCAGGCTCCCCCGTTGGGGGATTAAGGGGGGAAGTATGATCATTAGTATTTTTATAATTAGTATTATTATCTGTCGGATTTTTTTCCGAGCTTTCTCGGAAATTTTTCCGAGTTTGTT